GCTGCTGGAAAGCAGGGCGCTGGCGTTGTCAGCCAGACGACGGATGGCATCTGCGGCCGCTGTCTGAGCCTCAGTGGCATTCATGCCGAACACCTCGCCGAGGTATTGGATGATACTGTCCATGAGGCGACGGATGGCGGAGCTTTGACCTGGGGTCCATTTACCGGCCGCATACGCTGCGGCTGCCTCAATGACTTTGGCCGTCGGGCTCAGATTGTCCCAGCCGTTGTAGATTGCATTACCCTTGGGCAGGTTGGCTGCTTCTGCCTGCGCCTGTGCCAGCAGTTCTGGGTTGTTCTGTAGGACCAGTAAAGCAGCGGCGTGATGGAATTCCTCGCTCATCACGGATTTCATATCACCGCCTGGCAGCTGCTGGATATTGGTGGCAATGAAAATCACCACAGGCTTGCCGTCGACTAAGGCGGTGACGGCTTTGCGGCCTTTTTTCTTGAGCGGCGAGCCCAGTATGGCTTCGGCTTGTGCCTCAGTCTCCACGACCTGGATGCTGGCTCCGTGCTGCCTGAGAGTGGTTTCCTGTTTGCCATGAGCAACCGTGGCAAATAGCGCGAGCACGGGGTGGTCGGTGGCAGGCGTTGATTCCTGGGTGTTTTTGGCTGATTGCTGGTTTGCTGGAGCCTTGGTAATTTTCAGCGGTTCGGTGCCGGCGCGGGTCGTGCGGTCACCTGTGGCGCCAAGTTCATCCAGCGTGGATGTGAACTGATCGCTGGTGACCTGTTCGTTAACCGATTTCCCGATGATGCCGTTCTTTTTGACGTGCTCGATGGCCACGGCTTCGGCTTGGTCGCGTGGGAGACCTGCCATTTCGAGGTGATTTGCCACTTCCCATGCGCGTTGCGGGCGTGGGTCTGTGGGGTCGGCGGCCCACGGCATCTGGGCCCGGATGCGCTCCTTCTGCTGTGTGGCAGGGTCGATGGGAGCGGCCGGAGGGGCGGCAGGCGAAGCCGACCCCCCAGCCTTGGGAGCAGGCGCCGTCACCGGCGTCTGTACTGTCCTTCGGGCGCTCTCCGCCGCCTTCACCGGTCCCTGGCCGGATGTTCCACGGGTGCCTGGCACCGGTTTTGCCGCGCTTACCTCCCCCGAGGAAGCGGCGGTTGGTCCGGTGGCGGGCGATGCTGGGGAAATGTTTGTCGAGGACTGCTCGGTGTCCTCAATCTTGCCGGGCGTGTGCCAGTCGGTGTGCTTTTTGCTGACCAGGCCAGCCAGCACGGGCATGTGCTCCTTGAGCTTCTCGGCATATTTGGCGTCCAGTTTGATGCGGCCGTTGCTGTCCACATCCAGCATGTTGGGGCCGGTGTAGTCTTTCAGCTTGGTCAGGCTGCCGTCAGCCCTGGTGACTCCGGACGTGTCACGGCGCGTCCATCCAGCTGCGTTGAGGATGGATTCGTCGATGGTGTTGAGGTCGACTCCGCGGGCAATGGCGAGGGCCAAGGAGGCGCGGTTGCGGATCTGGTCGTTGGTTGCCTCGTCGTATCGGTCGTCGCTGTAGAGGTCGATTTCCCCCTCGGCTGCGGCGACATCCTCGGCGAGCAGCGCTTCGCGCATGCTGGACCTGTTGAGCGCTTCGGTCGCCAGGGCGGTGCCTCCGCCGATCGCACCGACGGACAGCGCGAGTTCGGGCAGCGACCGCACGAATGAGTCGATGACGGGCGCCAGGTTGGCGCGTGGGCCTTCGGTGGCGATGGCTTCGGAGATCTGGGAGAACAGTTCGTCGGGGACTTCCTCGGCGATTTCACCGGCGGCGTTAGCTCCGATGGTTTTGAGCAAGCCGCCGACGGACGACACGGATTTCCGCAGGGCATTCCGGGCGGCCTCGCGGCCTGCCTTGTTCATGAGTCCGGCCAGCGCAGCTTCGCCGCCGGTCTTGCCTCCCAGGAAAGTGAGCAGCCCGGTCATGATGCCGGATGTCAGCGCTGGTGCCCAGGTGCGTTCATAGGCCTGTTTGTGGGTCAGTCCCTTGGCACGCAGGGCGGTGTAACTGCTGCCTTCCTGGAGTCCAGCGGTCTGCGTGCCAGACAGGATGCTGGCGCCCAGCATGGGCGAAATCCTGCCGGTAGCTGCCAGGAGTCCGCCACCGATCATGATCGGGGCCAGCTGGGGGATCAGCTGGGCGGTCAGGTTGCCAGCACGCAGCAGGGTGCCGTCGATGCTGGTTTTCTGGTCGCCGGCCGCGATCGCGCTCTGCGCCAGGGCGTTGGAATCCTGAGCGAGCCTGCCGACGGATTCTGATCCAGTCGCCAGCAGGGCGGCGCCGTAGAGGGTGCTGCCAAGGTCGAGGAGTCCCTTGGTCAGATTGCGGGCAAGGCTGTCCACGGCCTGGCTGCCAGGGTTCCTGGCCTTCATGTCCTTCAGGTAGGCCAGGGCCTGCTGGGCGAGCGGCTTGCGGGCATTCTCCTGGTTGGCCTGCAAAAACTCGGTGCGCCAGGTGTTGAAGTCGGGCAGCCCGGGCAGTTTGAGCTCGGTTTCCAGCTGGGAAACCATCGCAGCGGCTGCCATTTCCTGGAGTTTGGGGAACACCTTCCGGGCCTGGTCTTTGGCATCCTTGCCGGTCGCGGCTTCCGAGGCGGCCTTCATGTAGGCTTTCTCGTCGAGCCAGAGGGCAGGGTTGATGCTCAGGCTGCCGTCCGGCAGGTTGCGGCTCGGTTCGGCCACAGTGTCGTTGCCTGTGAGGTAGGCCAGGGCATTGCCGATGCCGGTGGCGATGTCGGGGCCGTAGTCGTTGCCTTTGGCAGCCTCGCCGACCATGGGGCGGGTCCAGTCGGACTTGCGCGCCATGTCGAGGATGCGGCGGCCTTCCTCCTCGGTGAATCCACGGCGACGGGCTTCACCGGCCAGATCAATGGATCCGCCTTTTCCAACGGATTCGTCGTTTGCCCAGTCGGTGATGTTGAGGTTCTTGCCGAATGACTCGTACAGATCCTTGGCGGAGTCCTGGACGGCCTGCATGCGCTGCTGGCGGTCGGTGCGGGTGGCGCGCAGCTCCTCATCGAGGGCCTTCATGGCGCTGCTCCGGAGAGCCGGATCGCTGTATTTCCGGCTGATGTCCGCCGTCCGTTGCCGGATGCTGGTCACTTCGGCGTCGATTTCGTCGGCGAACGGCGCCATGCCCGGTTCGGAGCGCAGTTTGTTCAGGGCGGTGGCGCGCTCGGCATCGAGGTTGCGCTGCTGCTCGCGGCCCTTGTAGGCCAGGGCTTTCTGGTGTTTGTCCAGGTTGCTGGCGTCGATCTGCAGCTGTTGGCGATCGACGTCGAGCAGGTCGATCTTGCCGCGGTTCTCGGCTTCCCATCGACGGAGGCCTTCTGCGGCCTGCTGATAGGTGCCCAGGGCGCCTTTGTGCCAGCGTTCGGTCTGTCCGTCGACGGTCTGCACCTCGACGACGTCGCCGTCGCTGTAAGTGCCTGCCAGCAGCTGCTCATTGTCGGAGCGGGCCTTGTCCAGCAGCGTGACGTACTGCTGCTGGCTGGCCTTGAGAGCGTCATAGTTTTGCCGCAGCGAGGCTGCCCGGGCGGTGATTTCGGTCGCCTGGCTTTCGATGGTCTGCTGCAGTTGCTCGGCGGTGGCGCCGGCGCGGAATGCTGCCTGCTCGGCATTCCAGCCTTCCGGATCGGTGAGGCGGCGCTCCAGGGCGTCTGCGCGCTCGAAATCTCCCTTTTCCCGGAGCAGTGTGATGTGATCGCGGAGCACGGCGGCTGTCCTGGTAGGATCTGCGCTGGCGGGCTCGGGCGATGGGTTGGGCACATCGATCGCGGCGCTCTTGACGGCGTCCAGCCTGGGGGCTGTCATGATGGGCAGTCCTGCGCGCTGCTGTTCGATCTTGCGCTGTTCCGGGGCGAGCTCGAGCTCGCGGTTGGTGCGGGCGATGCCGATGGTGCGCTCGTTGTTTTCCAGGGCTGCCTTCTCCTCGATGGCGGTGTCGCGTCGGCTGCGGAGGCTGTCGAGGCGGGCAAGGTCGGCTTCTGAAGCGGCCGCATCCTCGAGGTTTTTGATTTGGTTGTTCAGCGTGGTGATTTCGGCCGCTTTCGCCTGCACCGCCTGGCTGGCAATGTGTCCGGCGGTTTTGAACCTCGCTACGTCATCCTCGATGGCGTTGCTTTCCTTGTTGAGCCGGACGCTTTCAGCCTTGCGGAAGGCCGCATCCGCTTTTGCCTGGGCTTTCTGCTCCTCTTCGAGCTTTTTCTGCTTTTGCATGTCCGCCCAGGTGGCGTCGTCGTGCACAGGGCGAACGCGGCCGGCGCTGTCGGTGTAGGTCGGGCGGCCTTCGCGGCGGTAGATGGGTTTGTTCTGGTCGTTGGCGGCGTCGATGTCGGCCTTGGCGCGATCTTCCTCCATGCGGGCCTGCTCTTTGGCGCGGCGCTCGCGTTTGCGGGCCATTTCTTTCTCGGCGCGTGCCTGTTCCTTGGCCTGCTCCTCGATCAGCTTGCTCTGCTCCTCGTAGCCTTCGCGGATGAGTTCCTCATCGGACTTGCGCCGCCGGAGGCGGCTGTTTTTCAGGGCTTCGGGGTCGGGGCGGAAGGAGGCAAGGGCGGCGTCGATTTCGTTTGGCATGGGGTGGCGGTGAGCAGCGTGTGCGGTTCACGGCCTCGACGACGTCGCCTGAAGAGTCCGGGGGAGGGTGTTAGTAAATGCGGTTTGGGGTACGATTGCCAAGTTGCCCACGCATCCGTGCGCGCGCTAGGCTTTCGTCCTGGTATTGCTTGGTCAGGAGCCTGGCCCGTTTTTTTTCAAGCCTGGCTTGTTCCTTGTCTTCGTCGCTTGCGTTTTCATCGACGTAGCCTTGCCAGTCAGCATTATCGTATCCACGGTCGCTGGATTGCTTGTCTTCTTTGTCTGTATAATGCAGGCCTCTTATGGCGTGTACGTTGCTGGGATCCTTGATCCGGCCTTGCCTTATAGCATCAGCTAGAGACGTGGCTGGATTTTTTGGTGCTGGCCGACCTTCGGGGTACATGTCCTTGTCCACCTCGTTCTGGATGAAGCGGTCGGTTTCCGGTTTGATGACAATGCTGTCGTAATTGGTGGTGGGCTGGCTGGTCTTGCCGGCCATCTCACGGCCTTTGTTGCGCAGCATCTCCTCGCGATCCTCTTCAGCGGCGATGGCGCGGCGGTTGGCTTCCTGCTGCATGGCGTCGGCGAAGTTCCGCTGGTTGCCGTATCGCTGCCGGTCTCGTGAGGTGAGACGGCTCCAAGCGTTTCCAACGGCGCGTTCCTTTGCGCCCACGCCACGCATCAGACGGCGTTCGGCGAACTGGCGACCGGCCACGGGCACCATGCGGGTTTCGGGAGTGTCGGGTCGAAGGGCCATGATGTCAGACCATGCGGTTCTTCAGAATCTGGCCCTGCACGCCAGACAGGGCGAGGTCGTAGCCAAGCTGCGGTTGGCTGCGGGTGATGTCTGCGGCCTGCTGCGCTCGGACTGTCTTAAGTCGGGCGTCTTTCAGGCTGCCGGCGTTGGACTTGGCAAGGCTTCCCAGGGCGTTGGAGATTTTGACGGCGGCGTTGCGCCGGCGGAATGTGCCTCGGCCAAGCGCGCCCCCTTGTCCGGCTGCCTGCCCGAATGCGATGTTGGTCATCGCTTTGTTGCGGGCGGAGTTTTCGGACATGGCATCCTCGACGGCCGCCTGCTCAACCTTGGCGACATCAGCGGCATTCTGCGCATCCGTGAACTTCTTGGCAGTCTGGGCGCCTTGCGCGTCCTGATAAGCTCGGACCTGCTCGGTGATGTTGAGGCCGTCTTTGGTGAGCACCTGCCCGTTGGCGTGTGTGGTGGCACCAGCCATGAGATTCGGCATGTTGGCCGCTGTGCGGGTTGCCGCTGTGCGGCGCCATTTGGAAAGATCACCCATGGTATGCGAAGGTTTGCCGTGTAGTCATACTATCATGACAGAATGCTGTCACGGAAATTTTCTGGACCGAAGAGGAGTTCGGCCGGGGTGGCGTTGTAGTAGTCGGGGTTGTGGTCGCTCGGCGCTCGGCTGACGGCCACGGGTCGGGCGGCCATGGGGGAGGCAAGCGGCAGGGCGTGCATGCCGATGGCCAGGGCCATAACCCAGTCGTCATGATGGCCGACCAGGGCCATGTTGTTGGTCTGGAATGCTCGCAGTTCGCTCAGGATGTGCGGACAGTAGACCAGCAGCCCTTCTTCGCGGATGATGGTGGCCAGGTTGTCGATGATGAGCGGCTTGGTGGTCTTGGTGGTGTTCCAGCCGAGTTCGGTCAGCAACCTTTTGTCCTCCTTGGAGTCGGGGTGCAGCTGGCGCTCGAAAATGTTGGTGACGCCTGCCTGCTGCAGGAGGGCGATCACTCCGTGCATGTTGTTGATTTCGGGCACGACCATGCAGTCGCCGTAATACAGCTGCATGGCGCGGATCTGCTTGCACAGCACATCCAGGTCGAGCCTGACCTTGGGTTTGATGGCGGCGACGACGGCCGCCGGGACGGACAACCCTGTGTCGGTCATGTAACCGGCGCGGATCAATGGGACGGCGTGGAAGTCCGGATCCTCGGTGACGGTTTTCTGGCCGGTACACCAGTCAGCTCCGATGATGTAGGTCCGGCCTGGCTGAGGGTGCTCCCAGATGCGGCACCATGCGGATCCTTCGCGCTCTCCAAGTTCCTCCCAGATGGCGCGGTCGTTCTTCTCGATGATCGTGCCGTACTGGCATCGCAGGTCTTTCAGGGCTTTCTCAATGCGGTTGCAGCCGCGTTCGCTGAACCTTGGTGCGTTGCCTGGGGCGGACAGGGCTTCCTCGAGCGTGGACGGGAATTCCTGCGGCATCTTGATCTGCAGCCTGGTCTTTTCGATCGCCCACCATTTCTTTTGCTCCTCCGAGAACTTTCGGCCCAGCTGCTCCTCGAGGTCGCGGAAGTAGTCGCGCACGTCGTCGGTGATCTCGCCGGTGAGCGACACGCACACGGGATCTCCGTGCCAGGGGAAGAAGTAAATCTTGCCATCGGCGTTTGGGCTACCGCTGTAGATCGGCTCAATCAGGTTCCACAGGTCGCCGTTCTTGCCTCCCATCCAGGTGGTTTCCACACAGCGCCAGCCTTTACGTGCTGCCGGGAAGGCTCCGGCCAGGATTTTCCCGGATCGGTATGGGTCCTGGGCAGCCAGCGGCCCCCATTCCGAGACCCACAGGCCGGAGCAGTCGCCACCTCGGGCGTTCATGCCTGCGAAGAGGTTGGACAGGGCGGACTCGGGCTGCCCTTTGATCCGCATCGAGAGGTGGCCTTCGTTCCTGGCGCCGAATTCCTGGCGGCTGAGGATCGCTCTGGGGAGAGAGTCGATGGCGTAACGCACCTGCTCACGCATCTTCTTGTGAGCGTCGGGCTGTGTGAGGTCGACGAGGTTCAGGTTCCGGCCTGCCTCGAACGCGACCTGGTCGCCGGAGAACACGCTCAGGGCCGTCGAAAACCCCAGGCGGCGGCTTTTGATGATGTAGGCCGGTATGTGCGGGGTGTCGATCAGGTGGTTGTAGATTTCCCACTGGATGTCCCTGGGGACGAACCTGATGGGGTCACCGCCGCCCTCCGGCTTGATCCAGTAGAGGTTTGCCAGCCGCCAGCGTTTGTCGCTCAGGAGACGCTTTGCCATCGCCTCGTTGAACAGGGCGTCGCCGATCTCAATCTGCTCGGCGGTCGGCAGAATGACGGGCATTTCGGTCGGCGCTTGCTCGGCGGCTGTTTTGGGGGAGGGCATGACGCGTAGTCATACCATGCGCGTCAAGGATTCACTTCTCTTTTGGCTTTGCGTGTCGTGCCAAAGCTGCCTTGCGGGCGGCTTCGCTGCGCTGCTGAGCGGTGGTCCCTTTCCAACGCGCCTTGCCTCCTTTGACCTGATTTATGGCCTGGATCTCATCGACGTGGCCGCATTTACTGCATTTGTGCTTCATGTTTGGGCTGGTGCCTGGTTCAGGCTTTGGTGATTTCAGCGTCGCGGCGATAGCGTCCGTAGGCGTCGCGGTTGTAGATGGCGTAGCCTTCGGGGCAAAAGTCGTTGTTTTCTGGGCGTCGGCGGCGGTAGTCCTCGGCGATCAGGAGCAGGGTTTCGTCCAGATGGTAGCCGATGCCGACGGGCTCGTAGGCGGCGATCTCGCCGGGGCCGTTGTAGCATTCGGCCATAATGAGGGCGGCTGAGCCGACGCAGGCGTCTCCGCACGTCAGCCGGGTGGGCTGGATCTGCCAGCGGGTGCCGGTGGTGGACTCGGTTTTTTCGAAGCGCATGGCTTCAAGGGCGGCGTCGATTTCGTGTTCGTGGTCAGGGTCGTGCATGGTGGTGAGTGAGATGTGTCAAGGTTTAGAGTTTTGCTTGAAGGATAGTGTCGGCGCTGGGCAGGTGATCGAATCGCTTGATGATGCTCGCGTGGCGGATGGTGCAGGTGATCGTTTTTTTGGGGGTTGGGATCCAGCACGAGTCGTGCAGGTCGGTGATGTATTGGGCGAGGTCGGCAGCGCGATCCATGCTGCCTTTTGCTCCTGCTGCGTGGTATCGCTGCCGGAAGCGACGATTGCCGTTGTAGGTTAGGGTGATGCGGTAGGGTTGTTTCATGGTGCCGCTTTTACGATATGCGAGCTAGTTCGCATAAGCGAGCAGAAAGAACCTGTTTTTTCGAGACTTCTCAGCTGTTGTTCAGCCCTCCCAGGGCCTGCTGGAGCGCCGGCATTGTGGTGCTGACATCGAGGTGGGTGTAGCGGGCATTCATGGCGGTGCTGGCGTGGCCGAGGATCTTGCGGCGCACGTCGTCGCTGATGCCAGCGTTTGCCATGAGGCTGTTGGTGGTGTGCCGCAGGCTGTGGTAGGTCTTGTTGGTCCACTTCTGGCCCTTGGCGCCGTCTTTTTTGTTCTGGGTGGTGCGTGTGATTCCAGCCTTGTCCAGGATCGCGGAGAACGGGGTCGAAAGGTCTGTCCTTTTGTGTTTGGCAGGCTCGGCGAGTGATGGGGCGAGCGCGCCGCTCCTCTCGGCTTTGGGGACTGCCAGCAGGGTTGTCGCCAGGGGATCCACTATGGGGATGATGACCTGCGCACCGGTCTTGGCCTGCTTGAGGGTCCAGACGAGGGTGTTGTTGTGCTCTGTGATCTGCGACCAGTCTGCCAGGGCGCAGTCCCGAAGGCGCTGGCCGGTGCAGATGCCCAGGAGCGTGACGGTCAGCCAGTCTTTTTGGCCGGTGTCGCGCAGATAGCTCAGGATCTGGGCGATTTCCTCGAGTGTGAACGGTTCGCGCACGTTGGACTCCCCATGCTGGCGGACGACGAGGTCGACCGGGTTGCGCTGGCAGAATCCCTCGGCCTGGGCGCGGTTGAATATCTGCTTGATGATTTTCAGGCTGCAGTCGGCGGTGGCAGGGGTTCGGCCTTCGGCGATCAGGTGGTTGTACCATGCCTGAATGTCCTGGGCTGTCAGGGTGGCAATGTCTGTGGAGGCCCTTTTGCCGAGCCAGCTGGTCAGGCTTTTGACGTGTCCCTTGTAGTTCAGCATGGTGCGCGCGCCTGTGCGTGGCTTGCGCAGTTCGAGCCAGGCGGCGGAATATTCGTCCCAGGGCTTGGATGGCGTCACGTATTCGCGGCCGGCGAGCCGCAGGATGTGGTTGAGCGTGTCCAGGACGTAGTCGCGGCTGATGGACGTGTCGGCGCCCTCCTGGACGCGCAGGGCGAAGGTCTGCAGTTCCTGGGCAATGCTGGCGGCCTTGGTCTTGTTGGTCGTCTTGGTCGATTTCAGGCACCGCGTCCATTTTTGGGCGGCTTGGTCCCAGGCGTAGAAGACGGCCTGCCAGTACTGGGTGTTTGGGTGGCGGCGGATCCGGGCCTTCAGGTAGGGGAGGTGCATTTTGGGTGGCAAAACTTAACCACGGAGTTACCCAAAGTCATCATTGTTTTACCCACGTCGCATTTGTCACTTTTGTCATTTCTCCTGGGAAGAGGCTGGTTTTGAGTGTGTGCAAAACACCTTCTGCCATCTTCCGGGAATGGTCTAAGAGGGGCCTGCTTTAGCTATTCATTCCGTTGAATGCGTTCGATTTAGAAACTTTTCAAGGTGTTGTTTTGGTGCTTGGTTACTCGCTGATTTACGCAATTTGAAGCAGATTTCGAAAATGACGAAAGTTGCGATCCATTTACTGACCGGCCAGCAGGGCTTGTTTTGCCTCCTCCTGACGCAGCTTCAGACGTGTTTCTTCCAGCCTTTTTTTCACCACCCACGGGATCGGTTCGCCAGATTCATCTTCGTGGGCGTCTGCTTGCTCAAATGCCTCCAGGGCCTCGGCATATTCGGCGCGCAGCCGGACGAGGGGAGGTGCCGGACTGTCCAGATTTGGGAAAAACGTGTCGGTCATGATTCGCTGCCCTCCAGGGTGTACTGATCCTCTCCTTTCCTCCATTTATCATCCTCGGATTCGATGAGCGGGCAGCAGGGAGCGGGTTTGATGCCGATGGTGGCCCGGCATTTGGTCTCCATGATGTAGCATTGCACGCTCAGTCCTGGAGGCGGATTGTTGCCCACCCTGCGAATGGCGGAAATGAGCAGTCGGTTTTCTGCCAGGCGGTTGGATTTTTGGCGGCCGGCGGTCACTTTGATGCGCACTTTTTCCCCTGTGACTTCCAGCAGGCCCCACTTTGGTGGCAGCTCCTCGATTTTGATGATGCCCGGGCTGGTGATGTAGTAGCGGCAGTTTCCCATGCCTCTTTCCGGGTCGCGTTTCCATGGCTTCCATTTGTCGGCCAGGAAATCGGCGCGACTGGCTTTTGCCTCGATGAGCGTGCTTTGGCTTCCTCCACCCCAGCCAATGGCATCTGGGGTTTCCTGTGCGGCGCTCGACATGTCGGTGATGATGACAGAGTGCCGCTTTTTGCGGAGCCAGGCGGCGGCAATTTTGATCAGGTCGCTGTGGGTCATGGCATGGTAGGTGCCTGGGATTCCTCGGGTGTTGGGGGAGTTGTCAGGGTGGGCTGACCGACGGGGCATTCGGTGCTCATGAGGTGGGCGAGGGATTCGAGGCGTGGGAGGTCCTGGCAAGGCTTGGCGAAGGCCTCGTCGATGCTTAGGACGCGGTTGTTGGGCACGGCGGCAAACCAGCCTCCATCGACCTGCAACAGGTGAAGTTGCTTGTGCTGCTCAAAGTCGTCGGCCAGAGCGTTGCCGCTGAAATCGAGCGTGAACAGGTAGCGGGCTGGCAAGCGGTCGGCGTAACCTGGGCAGTGGCGGGTGTTGAGCAGGAGGGCGTTGCCGCGGCTCCACAAGGCGAACTCGTGGACGGTGAAGTCGGCCGAGAAGGTGTCCCAGGGCTGGATCAGTTCCGGGGGTGGCATTGGGCATTCCTTCCAGGCGAGAGCTTGGATGGGAAGGCAGAACATGACGCCAGCGAGGGCTGGGTCGTCAAACCGGACCTGGAACTGGAGACTGGCTGCCGGCTGGCAACGGATTCCCAAGATGTGGGCTGGGTGGTAGAGGCCGTGGTGGCTCTGGAGGTTGTGCAGGAACTCGGCGCGGACGAGGCAGCGCACGAGTAATGGTGGATCGGCGAGGATGTGTGCCATGGTAGTATTGGGATTCGTGGGTGCTCACGGGGTTGGGTGTGAAGTATAACTAGCTGCCCGCTAGACGTTGTAACCGGGCCAGTCGGAGAGCAGGCAGCGGTGAGGCAATGAGCTTAGTGGGGAGGTTTGTGGGTGAGGTGCCAGAAGCCGCATTTGGGGCATTCGTAGCAGCGCAGCTGCTCGGGTCGGCCATGGCGGCTGCGCAGGCGGTCGTTGATCACTGTTTGTGCCTCTTTGGCGTCGGCGTAGCAGTGTTTGGTGCATGTGATCTTGCCGTCCGGGTGGATCCGGCGGAATTCGGCCGGCGCTCTTTTTGCGCTGCCGGGGATCTCAAACGCTCCTGCCTGAATTGCCATCCAGCGCCGGCGCGCAGTGAGGCGGTAGGCGCGCAGGTCGTGGTTGTACCATGCCGGGCGCAGCCCCAGGGCGCCCTGGGCGAACGTGTGGAACTTGTCACCGTGCAGATCAATGTCCGGATGGCAGGTCAGCAGGGCGTGCTCAGGCCAGGTCCATTCGGCCGTTGGTGTGCAGGCCTGCATCTGGCTGACAAAAACGACGTGTGGCGGGCAGTCAGGATTTGGTCCCACCGGATGGCGGTCGAGGTAGTCAGCGACCGGCCGCCACGGCACCCATGCGGCGGCCCATGGCTGCGACTGCACCCATGCGAGGTAGTCAACCGGCACCTGTCGCATGGTCTTTTCCGCGTGCGGTCCGACCGGCATCGGGGAGTCCGGCATGAGGACGGCATGCATGACGCGGTCGAAGTGCGCGCCTCCGTGTTTCCTGGCGTCGCGCCGAGCGTCTGGTGGCGCCGTGTTCCAGAAGCGGAACTTCCGGCGTTCTTCCTTGGATTCGGACCAATGGGTGGGCATGTCAGTTTTTCGGGTTGAGGTGAGTGGCGATGCGCCCGCCGATCCAGCGCATGACGGGGACGGCCATGGAGTTGCCGAGCGCCTTGTAGCGGGGGCCATCGACGTCTTTGACCCGCCATTTGCCGGTCTTTTTGTTTTGCCGGACTTCGAGGCCTTGTTCGCGGCATTGCTCTGGCGACTCATCGTCTGCCATGGCCCGCCAGCCATTCCACGTTGGGATGCGCGTGTAGTCATCCGGAAACCCCTGGAGGCGCTCGCACTCGGTGGGCGTCAGTCGACGGACGGCGTAACCCTGCGCAACATGGTGGGGCTTCATTGTGTCGAGGCTGCCAACGACATCGCCGAACACCTGGGGTGGGCGGTCGTAGCCTCTGCCGTCGTCGCCTCGGGCTCTGGCTGAGAAGGCGACATAGCTGCGGCTTGAGCCTCCCGACGCCGCCAGCTGACATGCGAGGTTGTCGGGGTCCGCTTCCGGCATCGCGCCGCCTTCGCGGCCTCGCAGATTGAACGCCACGGCTGTCGGATTGACGCTTTGCAGCGTCGGGCTCAGGTTCTCGGCGGCCGCGCACTGAGTGCCGGAAAGGAATTCCGGGAAGGCGATGGCGACATGTGGCTGGCTGGTGATCTGGGCGCGATCGAAGGGCAGCACCTCGGGGATCAAGCTCTCGCAGGTGTCCACGTCTGTTCCTGGCGGCCTATCGCCGCCGGTCTTGTTCCCGCCCGCGCGCAGCGTTGGGCAGAGCGTTGGTATGATTGGCGTACCTCTGCCTGTGCCGTCCTCGCTGGCATCGTGGCCCTCACCTCGCAGGGTGTGCGTGACATCGACCAGCAGCGTGCCAGCCTCGAAGTCTCCGGGGTTGTGGCATCCTCGGTTAGCATTGAGCGCAGGCGCGGCATCTATGGCGCCGGAGGTGTTGTTGCCTCCGTAGGCGCGTATTTCAGCGACCACTGGATCTTGGCCTCGCGTGTCTCCTGTGCGCTCTGTGCCGCGGCCACCGCTTGTAAGGCAAGGCGCAAGGGAGTGGGTAAATCCTTCCCCCTCCTCTCGGCGCGGCGGAGAATCCCGGCGCAGGCCGTCGAACTCAAATAGAACCTGCTCGGGACTGGGCCCGTCTCCAGGACTTGCCAGAGCGAACACGCGCTGGCGTCGTTGGGCCAGGCCGAAATGTTGGGCGTCGAGGATCCGCCACGCGATTGCTCTGCTGGGTCCGCGCACATAACCAGCGTCCGTCCATCTTTTCCCTGGAGGTCGCAGCGGGCCATCTTCTCCGGCCAGCCCCCCCAGAAAGCACCCGAAGGCGTTGTCCTTGGTGTTGAGGACTCCAGGCACGTTTTCCCAGAGGAGAAGAGGGGCAGGTCGTCCAGCAGCGTGGCGGATTGCGGTGATGTGGTCATAAAGATGGACAAGGATGAGGGTGAGGTTGCCGCGCTCGTCGTCGAGTGACTCGCGCAGACCGGCGATGGAGAATGCCTGGCAGGGCGTGCCGCCAACCAGGATGTCCACCTCGCGCAGGAGTTCTTCCGGCCAGTCTCGCCAGCGGGTCATGTCGCCCAGGTTTGGGACGTCTGGCCAGTGATGGGCGAGCACGGCAGACGGAAAGGGTTCGGTCTCGGAGAAGCCAAGCGGTCGCCATCCAAGCGGATGCCATGCGACCGTCGCGGCTTCGATGCCTGAACAGATGGAGAGGTATTTCATTGATGGTTGGCTGTGTAGTCAAACCGTTACAGCCATGGGGCGATCCTCATAGCGTGTAGCGCCTGGGCCTTTGCGTCCTCGAGCGCATGATGCTTGATGGCCGGCTCGATCTTGGGTTCGCCTGGATCCAGGGCGCGCAAAGTGCGGTAACAGCGTTCCTGCGAGTGTGTCCAGGGCGGCTGCATACGTAGCTTCCGGAACGCTGCTTCGAGCACCGGCGCATCGAAGGATGCTCCGTTACTCCAGATGGTCCAGTTCGGAGGCAGGTGCAGGTTTTCAAGCCATTGCCTGAATTTAAACATTGCGGCGTCCAGCGAGTATTCTCCTGCCATCGCTTCGGCGAAAACGTCATGTGGCTGCTGGGTCCACCATTGCAGCGTGTCGGCGTCGATGGTCAGCCCGTAATCTTGTGAGCTTTTCAGGCTGATCCGGATGTAAAACTCGTCATGCAGGCGGCGGCCGCTAAACAGGACCGCGCCAATGGACAGGATGGCGCATCCTGGGTTGGTGCCGAGAGTTTCCAAGTCGAGCATGATGTTGCTCGGTCGTGCTTCCTTATTCATGAGTGCTTCCATCCTGCATCATTATTGACGGGTTGCGTTCCGGCAGGCTCGGCTGCGGCACCTCTTGGGCTGGCTCGTCGGCCTCGCGCCAGCCGATAGCAACTCGCCAGGTATGCGGATTACTTGCTGTGTCAGGCATTGGCTGAAATGGCTCTTTCCCATTCAGTTCGCTTGGAAGAAGCCACTCAATTACTTTATGCCCATCGCACGGCCTCGGATCGCCGGGCGTGTGCCGGGTCCAGATCTTGCCGTGGGCCTGGAAAGTAACTGGCGCTTCTTTGGTGGCGGGCTCGGCCTTTGCCTCGCCCTGCGGCACCTCCTGGGCCTGCCCCTCGCCCTTGAAGGCGGCGATAAGGTGGGCGCGAACTGCTTTCAGCGAATTAGTTCGACGAAATGTTTTCCACATTTCATTTGCCGACACGGCCTCCATGCGCCGGACGGCCTGGGCGATGGCATCACGAGCGTCTCGCTTTGCCTGCCGTGCTTCCTGGATCAGCTCGGTCTGCTTCGCCAGCATATCCTGAGTGCGCTCGATGAGCCTGTCGTTCAACTCGGCGACCGCCTGGCGCAGGTGGTTGACCTCGTGTTCTAGTGTGTCACTTTTAACAGTGGCAGCCGCCAGCGCTTTGAGAGGCACAAGTTGAATGATGCCGTCAGGCGTGGAGTAAGGGTAGATCTGTGTTCCGGCGGGGATTGTGGTGGGTTCGCTCATGGGTTGCTGCTTTTGTTGTTGCGGATGAATCGTTTGATGTCGCGCTGTTTGGCGACGTTTCTTGCGTGCTCGGCTTCGGTGATGCGCTCGATCTGCACGATCGCTGCGCAGTCGGCGCGCTCCTTGACACGGGTCTGCGCTTGGCAGCTTCTCATGGCCAAGCTGCGCTTGTGGACGCGGCCGTGGAAGTCCTTGTAGGTGATCAGGTGGTACATAAACCCGGAGATTATGCGCCTGGGGCTGTGTCGGTGGTTTCGACTTGGCTGCCATCCAGCCATGCGTTGACGCGGTCGGTCAGGGCGGTGAGCTTCTCGCGCAGTTCCTGGACCTGCTCTTCGAGCGTCGGTGGTTTTGGCGGCTCGTTTTTATCGATGCCGAGGGCGACGCGGCAGGTGGCGAAGTTTGCGCCGGTGATGTGGAACTGCAGTTCGAGACCGGCGATATTGGCGCAGAGCGCGTCGGAGTGCTCCTTGGTTTTCTCCAGGTTGCGCTGAATCCAGTCGCCGAGCTTAAGGGTCTGCGGAATGGTCAGGCGGTTGGCGGATTTGCTGCTCGGCGCCGGCGCGGCGAGTTCGGGGCTGAGGGGCGGGGTCTGTGTGTTGGTGTCGTTCATGTGGGGTGGGTTTGGGGTGATGAGGTCAGTGCTTCTCGATGACGTGGATCTGGTGGTTGCCTCGCAGGCGCCGGAGGATGCCGTCGGCGTAGTTGTGTCCGAACATCTGCGCGAGCTCGGCGCCGATCCGCTCGGATGTCCAGATCAGTGGCAGGCGGTTTTGGTTCCGTTTCTCCAGCAGGTCGTGCAGGGCGGAGACGGTCCTGGGGGTGGCGGGTTCTTTGCCGATGTCGTCGAGCAGCAGCACCTTGATGGTCTTGGCCTTGTCGAGAAGGTGCCTGGCTGCGTTTCTGGCGGATCGGTCGTCATCGTGCTGGCTCGATGCCGCATTGGCAAAGTCGACGGCGTCGATGGCGGCGCATGGGATTCCGGCGAAGTGCAGCCGGGTCAGGATGGCGTAGGCGGCGCGTGTTTTTCCAACTCCAGTCGGGCCGACGATGCCCAGGCCGCGTTCCTCGGTGTTCCACGCTGGGTTCCAGTCCTTGGCGAGCTTCTGGCAGACTGGATGCAGCCCGGGGTGGGTCCAGTCGGTTTTTCGGTAGTCCAGCGGCACGATGCGCTGCCAGTCGTTTCGCTTGGCAGCCTGTCGCTCCTGTTTGGCGACCTGGTCGGCGTGAGCCGCGGCGGTGGCCTGGGCGGCGTCCAAGCAGTCAGGGCAGATGGTCCAGATGCTTTCCGGATCCATTTCCGTGCTGCATTGGCGGCAGCGTTTGGCGGGTGGGCAGATGGCGGTGCTCATGGGTTAGAAGCCGTTTTTGGGGTCCGTGGTGGTCTTGACGGGCTGCGTGGGTGCTGGCCTGCGTGATCCTGGGGCCGGCGCGATGCCCGTGGCGCGCTCGCGGTTGACCCATTTGCGCGTGTAGCTGCGCAGGTCGGCCTGCCAGTCGCGGATCGGAATCTCCGCGCCGTCGCGGATGGTGCACCAGCCCTGTGCGGTCCTGGCGTCGTGCCATGCTCGGACGATCTCCGGCGTGATCGTCAGTCCGTCGGTGGGGATTTTGTTGTGAGCCTCAGCGTGGGCCAGTGCCTCCTCGAGGCTGCAGCCCCTGTCGCGCACATCGCGCGTTGTCGTTGTTGTTGTTGTACTATCTAGTCTAGTCTTATCTGCCTCGTCTGTGACGGTTTCGTTATGCGTCACCGTGACGTCACCGTGACGTGACATGTGACGCTGTTTTTGACGCTCTCTCCAGCGGCGCGTCCGCTCGTTTGCGCTGGCCGTTTTCCGCGCTGATGTGTTGTGTTCGTGGAAGTTAGGTAGGACGATCGCATCGTTGTCCTGGTCGTAGCTGGCGTAACCGACCTTGATCATCGCTTCGCCGAAACCTGGAATTCCGGCGATGTCGTCGATGTGTGTGACGTCGGCGTGACGGAAGGTCCCGTCACCAGTGTGACGGTTGCCAGCGATCCATACGCGTATCAGGCCCGTCACGGTGACGTCACGCATAACGTCACGCGTGACGGTTGGTGTGACGCCCAGCATGTCACGCGCGCCGTCACGAAATATGTAGCCTGCGACTTTCGGGTTGCTGGCCAGAGCCTTGGCCATGCTGAGGATCTTGGGGTCGGAGAAGATGCTCTCTCGGACTTTGATCCAGGGTTCGGTTGCCATCGGTGGGGGAGGTGGTGGTGTCTTAACGGGCGGGTTTGACGTGTTGTCAAACCCTATCAGATGAAAGCGCAGGCGGCCGGTTGCTGGTTCGTTGTTGGCGACGAATTTTGCCAGCCGGAGGCCTGGGGGATTGACCAGGCTTTGAACTCCACCGGCCGCCTGCAGATTTTCAGAGCCTGCTGGTGACGAGGCCTGGTTCGGCGGGTTCCTCGCCCTCGTAGATCGTGGCGTGGCCTTTCAGCTTCTCCTTGAGTTCGGTCAGCTTCTCCTCCCAGAGCTTGTCCTCGATGCGGTCGATGTGCTCGACCTTGAAGCGGAACTGGACGGATGCTTTCCCGTCCTGCTCCTTGATGTTGTGCTGCAGGCGGGCCTTGACCTGGACGGCCTCGCCGCGATGCCAGATTGGAATTCCCAGGGTGAATTCCTTCACAATTTTGGCCTGCGAGGTGGCGGCCGCGTCGTTTTCCTTGCCCCAGGCATACTGCACCTCACCGGTCGTCTGGTTCTTTGCGGAGCGGAAGTATTCCTTCCTGGAGCACTCCAGCTGCTCGACAAAATCGAGCACGGTGGCCGGTGCGGGTGTTGTGATGTCGCTCAGGTTAATGTCGAGGAACTCGCCGAATGCTTCCTGGGTCATCCACTGGCCGGCAACGGTGAGCCAGGTGGTCAGCTGCTGGCTGCGCTCGAGGGCCGTGTGGACGCGGTGCCGCAACCATTCGCCGAGTTCTGCGCCATGGTAGGCCATTATGGTCGTGAACTTGAGCGCTTTGCGGTTGGCAAACAGCACCGTGTTGGATCCCGCAGCGCGCTGTCGGATCACGTAGTCGACGTGGTCGGCGAGCGTGGCGATTTTGACGATCTGGCGGATGTCAGTTGGGTGGGGCTGATAGATTTCCAGGTTGTGAAGTTGAAAATCGCCCTTGGCGGTCGGGAGTGCGACGATGTCGCTGCCCAGCGATTTGGTCGCGCTGGCCTGTCTGGCCAGCTCGGCGATGGTGGTGGCGATGTTGGGTGTGGTGGGATCCATGGGTGGGATGTGGGTGTGTGGTGTTTCTCTGATGAAGGGATTGGTTAGATGACGCGGCGTGGGGCCGGCGCGGCGTCCTCGATGATGCGCAGGTCAAGTTCGGGCTGGTCGGGGTCGCGCAGGAGCAGTTGTCCTTCGCTGCTGGCGTAGAGGATTGAGGACTCGGCCTTCTCGGTCGGGATCTTCTTCGTGAGCGTCGGGTCGATCTTGACCTTCTTCATGCCGCCGGGTGCCACGGTCAGTTTCAGGGTGATGTGCCCCTTCTCGCCGAGCGTCTGGACGCTCTTGATGAGCTCGCTCAGGTCCTCGTCCATGCCTGCGAGCAGATCGCCGTTGGAAATGCGGCACAGGCTGGCGACGATGGGCTGCCGGATCGTGCTCTGGGTGATGTCCTTCGGGACCTGGACGTAATGGTATCCAGGTTCCGGATAGGGTAGATTGATGGTGTTGGCGGTCGGCAGGTGGATGACCTGTGCCTCCTGGAATTCGGCGGTCTTGGGTTTGCTCATGGGTCAGTTGGGTTTGCTGTGTGGTCGACCTGCCGTTATGACAGGGCGGAAATGGGGTGGGTCTGGTGGGCGAATGCGTAGCGTCCAAGCCTGGCTGTTACTTCCGGGCAGAAGTAGTAAAGGGAACCGGTTTGGTCGTCGCCGTAGCCGATGGTGTCCTTGCCAACCAGGATATCGCGGCCGTCGAGTGGTCCGCCGTAAAGCGTGACATGCATGGCGGGACCGTCGATGATGTCATCGAAGTCATCGCTGCCATTTTCAGGCAGCTTTGTGACCTGCGCCCTGGAGCGCATTTTGTGATACAGGTGAATGGTTTCGGTGATCGCCAAGGCGGACGCCAGCAGGATCAGGGTGATGTACATGCCTTTTTTGGGGTCTTGGGTTTGCGGCGTGGGGTGTGCCCACGGCGGAGGGTGGCACGGCGTATGTGTCGGCAGATGGCGGCGTGCAGGCTGTCCAAGCTTTTGTCCTGGTATTCAGGTTCTGCCTGCAGCTGCTGCGCGATGGTTTTGGCTGGGATGCCGTGTTCGAAATGCAGCGTCTCGACAGCCTCCATGAGCGCCGGCGGATAAGCGGTGCGACTTGTCTTGCAGGCCTGCACCCGGGCGATGAAGTTGCTGTAGTTCACCGGGCGTCCGTTTGGGGTTGGGTTTCTGGTGGGGTGTACCGGAACTTCGTATGCAGTTCGTACAGCTGCACCTCGACGCCGGTGTGCCGGATGGACATGGCGGTCGCCCGTTCGAGCGCTTCCTGCCAGTTTTTGGCCTTCTCCGGCTTGATGCCCCTGCGGGCGGGGATGATCAGGTAGTTGGGCATAAATGTTACAGGCCGAAGACGATGTAGATGCCGACCAGGGCGAGCACGGCGAGTGCAATCCCCTGGGCGATTTCCAGCCAGATCGGTGGCGGTGGCTCGGGCGTCAGGCTTGCGTGCAGATTGGGCATGCTGCGTGTGAGGTCGAGCATGCGGACGGGTTTGTGCCGGAGTTTCATGGGTCGATAATGATGTCTGTGGGAGTGGTTTCCCTGCGGCGGATCCGCAGGTATTCGCGGGCGGCGGCTCGAGCGTGTCGGCTGTTGGCGAGCTTGCGATCGCGCCACCATTCTTCGAGTAGGTCCTGGCGACGGTGCCGGGCCTGCGTCTGCGTCCTGGCGGCGTAGACAGCGTGGCCGATCCAGTGCAGGAGGTTGAGCAGCAGCCAGGTTGCGTGTGTCGGTTTCATGAGGGTTTGGTGTGAAATCGAACTACTGCAGCGGTATCTGATCGGGGTTGTGGTTATGCGCCTTGGACAATCTCATGGCGGCTTCGATCGTCGCTGTCTGCGTGTGGTCGTCGATCCGCATGGGTGGTGCGCCGGTGTGGGTCCAGGCGTCGTGCATGACAGCCCATGGGTCGACGTGTTCATGCACTGCATCCTGTCCGTCCTGGGTGTACCTGCCGCGGTTTGCGGCCTCAATGTGCGTCCAGGTATGTTTTGACAGGATGGCGGCGCGCAAGTGTCGCGCGAACTCACGAGCCAGCTGTTGGACGGTGGGCGGCATCATTCGGATTGTCCGTCGTTGTAGCCTTGGATGTAATCGGCTCGCTTCACGCCTTCCAGTTGCTGTTGGTCGGCATGCCACTCTGCCCCACGGCTTCCCCCTGCGCTTCGTGCGGCATGCTGGCCCTGGTTGTAGCCGAGGGTGTAAGCGTCAGGAGTGTACTCGGGGTCGTAGCGGTGCCGGGCAAGCTGCATCGCAGCCTCCCATTCATTCGTGCCCCAGCGCTGCTTGCCGGTCGCGTGAACCAAATCGCTGGCGGCTTCGCTGTCGCCGTCCTCATCGGTGGCGATCATGTGGGCCACGATGTCGCTCATGGTGGTGATGGGCAGGCGATCGAGCAGGAGCAGGAGGATGTTGTGTGCGTGCTGCTCGGGCGCGATCCGGTTTTGATCTGCGCTGGTGTGGAGAAGTGCTTTTGGTGTCATGGGATCAGTGGGTGATGTTGCTGCGGAGTTCTTGCAGGCGTTGCCATTCCGCGCGGGCTTCTGCGCCCCAGTGGCGAGCCATATTGATGCTGCTTTTTGTGCGGTAGGCGCGGTAGGTCAAAGCACGTTCTTTGGCACGGCCGAACGAGTAGGCAGCGCGGGCGATGGCGTCGATGGTGTGGTTGTCAGCCTGCATAATTGTTGAGGTATTGAATGGCCTTCTCGATGCTCATCCATTGGCTGAGCGGCTCAAAGTGGATGGCGCCCCTTGTGCCGATTGGTTTCGGCAGACCGACCTGCACGGTTCCTGCCTGGATCCGCGTGGCGATTTGTTTGCCGGTCCTGGTCCTGGCCTGCTGAGTGACCTGCGCAAGGCTGTGGACGGTTGCCGGTAGTGCTTGGGTTTGTGGCAGATTCATCGGGGGAGGTGTGCCATTTGTTGGTGTGTCAGCTGGCGCGGCTGCTGGCGCGCGGGTTGCGCTCACTTTTCCGGACGAGGTCGAGGACCTTGGGTTCAAGTGAGATGGCGATTCCGGCAAGTTCGCGGTCGTGGCTCGCGCTGAGTGACCGGAAAAATGCAGCGAGGGCTGCGGCGATTTTTTCCTGTGGAGGGGTGGTGGGTGGCATGGTGAGGCTCCAAAATGTAGCACGCTCCAATTATGCAGCCAAATAGTTTTTGTTTTTTTTGTTTCATGCTACATAATGGAGCATGAGTAAAATCACCATGTTTCAGACTGCGCTGCGCAGGGTTGCGGAGTCGCATACCATGCAGGGATTGGCCAAACTGTGCGGGATTCAGCGGGCTACTCTTGGTCATTACGCATCAGGGCGCTCGCGGCCCTCGGTTGAGGCGCTTGCTGCGCTGTCCAACGCTCTTGCATCTACTGAGCGTGGTCCTCTGATCCTTGCTCATCTGCTCGATGAGTGTCCGTCGTCCGCGCGCGGTGATCTCATCATTGAGTTACGAGAGCAGGTAGGGGTTGATCCGATGGTGGCCGGGTCGTCCGATCTCAGCATGGATGCTTTGTTTGCTGCGCTGAGGCACCTCGCCGAATCACGGCCTGACGTGCGTGACTGGCTGCAGGAAAGCCTGCGCTTGATTCAATAGCGCAGCAGGTCCTGGCGTATCGGGCGCCCTTCGATGGCGTCGATGGCGATAGTAGCGGCGAGTTCAATGGCGGCCGCGACCGAGCATCTGCGGAATTCCGCGATTTCACGGAATATTGCCATGGCTTCAGGTTTGATCCTGGGTGGCTGGCAAGTGCGGCCAACTGTTGGGCGGCCTGCGCGAGGCCTTCGCCCACCTCGTTTTTTTTCGGTGACAACTGCCTTTTTTGCTGCTGTGTTGGTCGGTCGCGTGGGCTTGTTCATGCGCGGATTGAAACGAATTGAACTCAGAAATGGGTTTTGCCCCGGAGGCTGCTACCTCCGGGGCTTTTTGTTGCTATTGCTGGGGATAGTTGCCGCGAATGTTGATTTCTCCACTCGCCGGAATGGTGAGTTTGCACGGATCAAAGCGTTGTCCGTAATCCGACAACGCCCTTAGCATGGATTCCCCACAGGAGCAGCTGTCGCAGCCGCATGGAATGACGCGCAGTTTGCGGATTTGGTGTGGGGTAAGAATGACCTTATCTCCAGGCTTGCCGGGGACGTTGAGAACTGCGGATGTGTGACCGTGGAACCCGTTGTGGTTGATCGTGATTTTCATGTGCGGATTGAGTTTGGATGTTGTGTCGGCTGCTACCGACGCCGCACACAAGCACGTTTGATTTCTGCTCGCAACAATCAATTCCGCTCATTTCACGGCTCTGATTGTTTACCTGGATTGACCTTATGGGCTGCCCCAGTGGGACCAGCGGGTGTCGAACAGGACGCTTGCGATTTGGTCGTTTGCCAGGCGGTAGTTTGGGTAGTGGTAGGCTGCGGCGGATTGGAGCGGTCGGATGCCTGGCATATTTTTGCAGGCCTGTGCGTATTCCGGTGTGCCGTCGCAGCCTACGAACATGAGGCTGGTGGCGCCCAGGTACCAAGCAAAGTGGACCGCGTTGTTGCCGCTGTTGTTTCGTCCCCAGAGCATGCGGCTTTCGGCGATCTCGTCGCGGGTTTGTTGGAGGACGTGGTCGTTTTGCGCGTGTGTGTGGACGAACCAGGAATGCACCCAGGGCGCACGATGCCACCGACGGGCGTCACGCGGATCTCCCGCAAGGGGTAGGCCGATGATCCACCGCGTCGGGATATCTGCGTACTCAGGGGCGTCGCCGTGCGTCGTGATTCCGTAATCGCATGGGCCAATGAATGCCGCGTGGTTAATTCCGATCATCACGGATCCTTCTTTTTTGGGCATTCCGGCTTGGATCCATGCGTCGAGGCTGGGCCCTTTGCCGATGATGATTGCCTGGGTGCCGGCGGCGGAGTTATTCAACGTGTGCCACATGGGGGGAAAACACTTCGGTTTTGCGGGTGCATTCGCTGAGCCAGGACCAAAGGGTGGACCGGATTCGCTCGGGAGTGATCTGGGCGAGGGCGGAGCAACCGCGCTGCCGTTGCTGCCCTGGCGGGCCGACCAGGTCGGCGCAGGACATGTGCGGTGGGTAGTGCAGCCCGTGTTTCCAATGCCACTGACAGGGCGCGCAGCGTGCGTGCCCCTGGAGAGCTTTGACCGTCGGCATGTTGCCGACTCGCTGTCGCCAGTGGAACGGGCCGTAAAGAGCGATGGTGGGGATTTCCAGGGCACCGGCGATATGGCATAGGCTGGAGTCCGGGGCGATCATGGCGTCCATGGTCGAGAGCACCGCCGCTGATTGCTGGAAGCTGGGCGGCTCCGGCAGACATTGGAGAGGGTAGAAGTGCGGCAGTTCGACATTCTTCGGGTCTGGGTAACCGAATGTGTAGACGTCACAGCCGTCCTTTTCGATGAGGTCGTGGATCAGTAGGCCGGTAAGGTCGACGGGATAGGTGCGGTTTTTTACGGAACTCTCCGTCTGGATGCCGATCCTGGCGCGGCCTTCATGCCGAGGGAACGCCTTCCAAGCATTGTACCGGTCCTCGTCGCTGACGTGGTACAGCGGCCGCAAATCAAACGGTATTTTGGGGGCCTCGGTTTGCCGTGTGATCAACCCGGTGCTCTCGAGTTGTTCCTGGCTGATAAGGCCCAGGTGGTTCGCAAAATAAGCGCTGGCGTCGTAGGTCATGTCCTCCGACGCGATGCGTTCCGCGCTGCTGATGATGTCCCATTTGGTCAGCGGCAGAGGAACCGGGTAATCGATGACCTGAATGTCCTGTAAGGCTGGATGGTGTAGCGCATCACGCGTGCTGCCCGTGGCAACGGTGATCTCGAGGGACGGGAAGCGCCGGCGCAGTTCGGCCAGACACGGGGTGAGGAACAGCATGTCTCCGTAGCCTCCGGCGCGCAGGATCAGGATTGAGCGCGTGGTGTTGTCGGGTTTGGCATTGATGCCTGGCTGCTGGTTGGTGAATGGACTGGAGTGTGCGCAATGTCCAAGGGCCGACAGTTGGTCAGCCATCTGCGTGTCCATGAGGTAGGTGGTGCCGGCGCGCAGTTGGCCGTCGAAGAGGTCGCGGCATGGCGTGAAAAGGTGCATTTGAGGGAGACTTAGTGTTTGGCGATTTTGGAGAGGTAGGAGGCCGTGTTGTGCAGGATGCGCAGGCAATCGATCATCCCGACGATGAGTATGATGCTCAGGGCGATCCGGCCCCAATGGCGGTGTTTTGCGATGTGGATCAGACGATGTCCACCTGTGAGGATCCACATGCATGCCAGCAGAAACAAGGCGAGCAGGCAGGCGACAAAATCCGCAACCGTGGTTGGCGATTGCTCCTGGATTGGTAAAATCAGCCAGTGCTTGTTAATCGGAATGGTAAGCCAGGTCTGCATGATGTTGGATCAGCTTTTGCCGCCGCCGCGAATGTCCATGAGCAGTTCGGTCAGGGCGTCGGCGGCGTTTTTCAGGTTTGGATCGCCTTTGTTCCAGCCCTGCATGGCAGCTAGGCTTTCGGCGGACTTCTGCCGCTCCTTGATGTCCGGGGGCCTGCGGGTCACATCCGTGACGTAGCCGTCAGCGTCGGCGTCCGGGTGCGGGATTTCGTTGCCTTCTTTGTCGTATTTGGGTGGTGCCAGTCGTTTGGTTTCGACGACCAGGACCAGATCGGCGTGCTCTGCGGTCAGGGCATTGCTCGGGCAGCGCATGACCCTGGAGTGGAATTTCAACACTTCGTCGCGGGTGGCGATCGCGGCCGCCTCGGCGATCGCAGCCGCTTTTTTGCGCTCCTCCTCCTCTTTGGCCTGCTGGGCCGCGTGCAGTTCCTGCAGCCGTTTGAGCTCTGCCTGCACGTGCGGGTGTCGTTTCCGTGCGTTGGCGCTCGCTTTGGCCACGGTCGCGCTGGCTTTTTTTCGCTGGATGCCGGCCTCGTAGACCATCCGCCAGGCATCGGCATCGGTGTGCTGGCCGGTGAAGAGCAGCCTGGCGAAGGCTTCCATTAGGTCGAGTTTGTCCTGAGCGGTCAGGCGTTTTTTGGGCTTTGGGCGCCTGCCCACGACATCCCTGGTGGGTGGAGCGACCACTGGAGCGGGTTTGCGTTTGGGGCGTGGCATGGCGATCGGATGGACGTGTGGTCGAACCTTTGAGGCTCAAGAAAACCCGGGTGATTACCGGGCTTTCCGAGGGTGATTTTCAGCGTTTGGTTTGTCGCTGCTGCAAGGCGCGGGCGACGGCTTCGATAGCTTCAATCTCGCGCTCGCGCTGCGCCTGCTCTCGCATGCGCTGCATTTCGGCCTCCCGTTTGGCGGCTTTCGCCTCGCGGGCGAGCCGTTCCTCTTTGAGTGCCTGGGCCTTGGCGAGGTGCTGGTCGATTTCGGCGGCCAAGGCTGCCTTGCGTGCGGCCGCGTCCGCTGCCTGTTGCTCGGCGTAGGCCTGTGCTTCATAGGGTGACCCAAGACCCAAAGCGCCTTTGGAGGCTGGCGTCAGACTGGTGATCGGGATGCCGTAGAGGGTGCCACCGTGGTTGACCTGCAGTTTGCTGCCGACGACCTTTTCGACGGTGCAGTTGGACAGGGTGGATCCGTCCAGCATGCGCAGGGTGCCCTTCCAGGGCTGTCCGGACCTGGAATTCCAGGGTTGCTGGCCAGTTGTGGCGCCGGCGGTGACGAGGACCGCCAGAATGGTGAGCAGTGTGTGTTTCATGGTTGCTGTTTTTTCTCGAGCTTTCTGGCCGTGGCGAGGATCGCTTCGACGTCGGCCAGGGTAAACCCCTTGCGGGTGGAGAAGTAGAGGAAACCTTCCAGCAGGTGCCATCCCCTCTTCGGGGTCACGTGCAGCTCCGGGCGAGCGTATGCGCCGCGTGGGCGTTTTTGGTGGCCTCGTTTGCTGTTGTTCTCGGCATCCCGGGCGCGTTCTCCGGCGAGGTTTTGCTCACGGCGCTTGAGCCGCTCACGGATGATCCGGTCGCGGTTTTTGCGGTAGTATTCCGCGAGGTACAGCCGTTGCTGCTCTGGGTCTTTGAATGCCATGGGGGAGGTCGCAGTTATTCTGCGGGTTTGAACGCCGGTGTCAAACCTGGAATTTTGACCAGCGGCTGGATCTCGACCAGCTTTTGCGGGGTGCCAGGCTCGCATTCTGGCCACCAAATCACTTTCAGGATTGGGCAGCCTCGCCAGCGGTATTCTTCGCCGATGTTGGCCGAGGTCCGGGCATGGATAATACGAGATGCGTGGGCTGCAATGTCGTCCTGCGGTGGCATTTTGCCGCCTTCCAGGTTCATGATAATGGTGCGCAGGTGAGTATCGATGGCTTTGTGTGCAGCCTGGCGTGCTTGGCTGATCACGCTGTCAAAAGACGCTGGAAACTTCACCAGGCCATTTTCGGCCGCAAACCGTAGCGCGGCGGTGGCTTTGGCTTGGCTGTCTTTGGTGCTGGTGAAGGCGATTGCTCCTCCTTCGGTCTGCAGTCTGTGATCCGGGCCTTGGACCTCAATGAGGGTGCCTTCCTCGCGTTTGTGGCGGACTCGAACCTGGGCAAATGTGACTTCGAGGCTTTCGGGGTCGTCGTCCTCGATGATGCCCGACTGCCGCAGGCAATCGATGAGAGCTTTGCAACCGCCTGCGAAGTTGTCGGCATCGAGCGGAGCGACGGATCGGCGTTCAATGCGGACGCGATGGCTCTGGCGGTTTCCTGCTTCTGCCGACGGTAGACCGACCAGTGCGCGCCCATCAGTGTGTTCAGGCTTGGGGTGAGGTGTTTTGGAAGCCATAGGGTCATGGGTTGGTGTCGTGGATTGGGTGAGCCATGCGCAGGAAGTCGAGTCCTTTTGCGGTGATGGTGATGACCAGGCGATGGCGGCCGCCGGTGGCGCTGCCTGTGCGCGCAGCCGGACGAGGGGTGGTGGTGATCAGCCCGGCCGCTTTGTATTTGTTCAGCTGGGACCAGCAGTTGGTGGTTGGGAACAGGTCGCCGTGCGTCACTCCCTGGTCGCCAGCGGCGGCGATGCGGACGAGGTGCATCCAGGCGTCGACCTTGCCAGCGAATACCTTGCTGATCCTGCGCCAGGATTGCCAGACTGCGGTCGGGCTCAATAGCGATGGGGCGGGTTGACGGCAGATGTCGGCGGTGTCGGCGGTCACTCGCTGAATGGCTCCAAGTTCGACGCCAGCCCGGAAAAAGTGCCACAGCTGGTTGCGCTGCTCCTCGGAAAGATTTGGAGGCAGGATGTCACCAAACACGCGCCGTTGATCGGTCAGAAACATGGGGCTATTCCTGTGGGGTGAGTTTACGGTTGGCAAAGGCGGCGTGCTTTTGCAGCCACTCGTTGGCTCGCGGCCAGTTTTCTTTGTGGTTATCCAGGGCGTCCATGTTGAGCACCTCAATGATCTTGTGAGCTTCCTGGATCGCCTCCAGCATGGCTTCGATCTGGGAGGCCTGGGCCTCGATGTGATCGCAGACCAGTTGATCTATCTTTTCGCCTCCCAGGCCGATCTGGTGCTTTTGGACGCATTCTTGCAGGCGGGTGCAGATCTCGGTGTGGCGTTGTTTCAGTTCATCGACATCATCGCTGGTCATTTTCAGCGGGATGTAGCGCGAGCCGATTTTGCCGTAGAGTTTTCCTTCGTAAATCATGGGGAGGTTGTTTATTCTCCCCTGGGTTTGACAGGCAGTCAAACCCTAAACGCGGGCTTAGATGTTGGCAAATGCCTGGGGGGTCCAGGCGAAGGCGCAGTCGCGCACGGCCCATTTCTTTTGCTGGGCTTGGAGCACGGCGATCTTCATTTTTACTGCGCTGTCGCTCATCATGAGGTTGATCCGGTGGTTGCTTCCGTAGTCGCCGACGTCGCCGTAGGTGAAGGACTCCGTGTTGCCGGACATGTCCTCGAAGGTGACCTGCACGATGGCGCGGGATCCGGCGGTAACGCGCCAAATGAAGGCTTGGAAGGCTTTGCGGGTGGCCGGGTCGCCCAGGTCGAAGAAGCCGGTTTCCAGGTAGCTCCACGCCGCGCGCAGGTAGCGTTGGTTCCCGGATCCGGCATCGTAGATGACGTTGCCGTAGCCATTGTCAGCGACCGGCACGGCCGCGCCGGTGGCCTGCGGGGTGAATGCGCCCTGGGCTCCGTAGTTGTCGGACGCGTCCGGCTGGGTCGTTGGGTCGGTGTAAAACATGTTGCCGTCCTCGTCGACAAAGGTGATCTCCGGCCGCGTCTTTTGCATCATGGCGCTGGCGTAGACTCGCGGGAAGGTGAATTCGCCGACCAGTCCGTCGTTGATCAGGTCGTAGGCGAAGCCGACCAGGTCGCCGGCCGTGCCGGGGAGGTAAAACCACAGCAGCTGCCCGGGCGCGTCCAGGTAGGCGTGGGCGCGATCGGCATTGGCGGCGAGGGCATTGGTGTCGACTCTGGCGCGCAGGTAGGCCGTCGCCTGGGCGGATGCGGTGCTGGCGTTGCCGACGATCTCTTGCAACTGGATGCTGGCGTCAAAAGCCATGAGCGACACGTCGGCGCCGATGTAGAAGATGCGGCGGTCAGGCATGGCGACCATGGTGGCGCCGTTGATGGCGCCGGTGCCGACCTGCGGCTCGCGCGGCGGTGCCAGTGGGTTGGTGGGGTCGACCAGCAGGATCCCTGCCGGGGTGTGCAGGTGCAGCCATTGGCCGTCGGTGTAGACAGCGGAGATGCGGTTGCTGCCTGCGGCACTCGACGTGCTCTGAACGGTGGTGTAGTCCTCGGTGTTGCAGCCTTCCGGGGCGATTTCGTCCACCGTGGCGGCCTTGCTTGCGTACAGTCGTTCCTGGTAGCCGGTGACGCCGGCGCGCCAGACCTGGTTGTTGGCCATGGAGTGGTGCGTGTGCGGCAGGGGCCTGTTCTGGTCCTCGCTCATGGCGCTGCCAATCTCGCTGTTGGTGCCCAGCTGCACTATGCGTTGCTGCTGCAGGCTGTGGGTGCCGGTTCCTGTGGTGGTGACGTTGATGACGGTGCCTCCGACTGTTGTTGCCAGCTGCAGGGTGGTCGAGGTGGGCACAGCGACGACGACGTAGTCGGTAGATGCAGCCAGGGGTGCGGGCAGCGTGCCTGTTGTGGTCAGGCGCACTATGTCATTTACGGACAGCCCGTGAGCAGTCGAGGTGGTCAGGCGATCTGTGGTCGTGTTGGCAGAGAACGTCTGTGTCGCGGCAGTGCTGTTCGGGATCGGGTCGTTCGGGTTCATGAGCGACCAGATTTCGTTTCCGTCCGCATCCGTGAAGTTGAGGTAGATGCGGATGAACGGGAAGCGGCCGCCTTCGGCGCTGGCGTCCGGAGTAAGCCGCACGCGGATGTCGTAGTTTTGAGATGCGCTGATGACCAGGGTGTTGCTCTCGTCGCTCGATATGCCTTCGTAGCCAAGTTGTTCTTGCCCGGGGTCCCAGTAGCGTGCGATGACGGTCGCGGTGCGGTCGGAGAATCCGGTCGAGGATCCACTGCCGGATCCGCCGGACAGGTAGGTTGGACCCTGGAGCGTGGAAATCGGGGCGTCGCTGCCGGTCAGCAGGGCCTCGAGGATGGTGAGCACCTTGGTGTCAGCGTTGATATAGTCGCGGATCGCGCTGGCGTTCGGGTAGGTAATGGTGGTTCCGGCGGCCGTGGCACCGCCGGTCACAGTGTAGTTGTATGGGTCAACCAACGGCGAGCCGGTGCCGGTCAGGGTGGATGTAATGGCTGCGACGGTTGGGTTGATGGTGACCCTGATGCGGTCGTTGCCAGCGGCGCCGGCGTAGTTTTCGTCGTTGGCGGTGATCTTCAGTCTGGTGTCCACCGTCCAGGATGCCTGCACCAGCCCGGAGCTCGACGGTGGCACAAGCGAGATGACCGGGGCTGCTGGGCGCGCATTGCTGGCTGCCTTGCGCCAGATGCCTGGGGTGGCCGTGCGGTTGAGTTGGACGATGGCGTTGTCATCGACTCCGTTGCCGAGCATCCACTGCGAAAACGTGCGGGTGCCATACCAGCGGGCGCGGGCGTCCAGTCCCACAGCCAGTACTGTGTAAGTGATCGTGCCTGCATCGAGGTTCAGGGTGGCTGGCACGGTGCCTTTTTCGCCCAGGTAGAACCAGCCGCGGGCGGGCTTGCTGGTGGCTGTCAGGTCGTAGAACAGCAGCCAGTGGTTGGCCTGGCACTCGACCTGCACGGCGACCGTCTTGTTTGCGGCTCGGCGGCCGGAGGTGTCGCCGATGGGCGTGCCTCCGAACGTGAGGTTGCGGATGGTGTCCTGGACGCTGGTGACGCTGTTGCTGCCGAACAGCCGATGATAAATGGGAATGCCGCGAAACCCTTTATCCGGCCGCAGGAGGATGTTGGTGGCGCGGGTGGTGTACCTGCCGATCTCCGTGCTTTCGGTGAGGCTCGAGACGGGGCCGAAGGCTTTGATCGGGGTGGTGGGCATGGTAGGTGCTGGTGTTACCAGGAGTCGACGTCGACAGCCGTGTGCGTGAATCCCTTGGTTCGGCCGCTCCAGCGGGCTCGGGCGTCGTTGGCCTGTGAGAGCACCATCTGGCGCGTCTGTGAGTCGGCGAGGAAGTTTGGCCAGGAGGCAAAGTGAGCCAGGGCGATCGGGAACAGGATCAGCTCGTCCTCCCGGCCAGGCATGAAGAAGTCCCTGGCGTCGCTCCAGGAAGTGACCCTTGGTGCGGCAAGTTCGGCCTCAGCGCTCCAAACGTAGAAAATGTCCGGCAGCGAGTCAAAGACGATGCGTGAGGTCGGGGTCTGCTCGAACTGTAGGTTGTCCTCCAGGATGGACCACTGCGGGCGTCTGCTGATCTTGGGCACGGCGTTGTACTCGTCGCGCCAGACCGTCCGCTGGTTTTCCAGGGCCGCGCGGGAATTGAGCGGCTCAACGAAGTACTGGTTATTGAGCAGCGCCGGCGGGTAGATCGCCTTGGCCTCGGTGGTCAGGTTGAGGACGTCTTGATAGACGACGGCGCTGACGTTGCTCTGCGTGGCGCCTTGGTAGGGCGCGTTCAGGGCGACGGAGGCCGACACACGCTTTTCCAGTTGGTTCTGCAGGGCGTCGCCGGTGATGACGATCGTGCAGCCAACCATCCAGGATTGCATGCCGGTGAAGGTGATTGCCGTGGACCCGTTGGTGACCTGGTCGATCGTGACGCTTGTTGGGCCGCGCACCTGCAGGCTGAGTTTTTCGCGCTGCTCGTTGGCGAACAGTTCGGTCAGGGCCTTGTTGAGGTCCTGCATCATGCGCGCTGACGCCTGGGTGCCGATGAGGTTCACGTTGCCGATGCCGATGTATGGCATGGCGTAGCTGCGGAAGTCGGATGCGGCGCCCATGGTAGTGCTGTGCTGGTGCTGTGGTTACTCGGTCGCCAGCGGCTTAATCCAGCCGCCTTTGTTTTGCAGTCCGGAGCCTTCGGCCGCGACGGCGTCCTTGATGGCGTCACTGCTCACACCGAGCTCGTTGGAGAGCATGACGGCGGTCTTGTTGCCTGCGGCGATGGCTTCCTTGATGCGGTCCAGCAAGGTCGGAGCCGGTGGTTCCTGGGGCGTGCTCGGCTCGGGCAGTTCGGGCTGCTCCTGGGGCTGTGCAGGCTGTTTTGTTTCGACTTCTGTCGTCGTTGTCTGATTCGCTTCCAGCGCACGTTTGGCGGCTTCAAGGTCCTCGCGGCGCAGGACGATTTCGTTGCCCTGAAGCGGCAGGCGGTCGCCGGTCTGCTCGTTGTAGAGCTCTACGATGGGGAGCAGGCGGCTGTTGGGCTGGTGCTGAATGGCGTTTTCCATGAGCAGCAGCATGACACCGTGACTGGACAGGCTTGGTGTCGGCTCGCAGACGTAGGTCATGTAATCCGGGTGCATCGGATCCGGCTGCGTGCGCTGCCCTCGGTAGTCGCGGTGGTTGAAAATGTGCGGAGCGTTGCGCCTGGGGGATCCGATAAGAAAGCGAAGCTGGTACATGGTGGTGCGTGCTGGAAAGAATTGACCCGACTCCATTTCGGGAGCCGGGTCAGATTATCAGGGTTACTGACGTGTAGTCAAACCCTTAGCTGATGTTGGTCGGCGCGCCGTCCGGATTCCAGGCGACGGTGGCCATGACAATGCCGCTGTAGAGGCCGTTGGCGTCGCGTACACCGTTGATGCCCCACTGCTCCTCGAAGCCGATTTCGGCGAAGCGCTGGTGGTCGTCGTCGTTGTTTTTGGTGCGCCGGCCCATGGCGGTGGTTCCGTCGACCGAGCCCCACATCTGCGTCAGGCAGTGCTGGGCGATGCCGTAGACGTCGCGGTAGCACTGGCCCTTCGAGTTGCACGGCCACACGGGAGAGCCCACGGTCAGGGCCTCGGTGTTCATGTCGAGCAACTTGTTGGCCCAGACGCCTGGGGAAGCCCAACTGATGTCGCCGAGCGTGTTGATGACGGTGCCGCCGGAGCCGTTGCCGAGCTTTTTGACGCCGGTGATCTTGTTGCCGTTGTTGGTCGTGTAGGACATGAACGCGAACTTGCCGGTCGTGATGTCACGGCCAAGCAGGTACTTGGTCGAGGTTTCGGACGCGATCTTGGTCTGCTCGAACATCGTGAACTCCGCACCAGGGAAGAACAGCGTGTACAGGCGGTCGGTCAGCGCTGCAGCGGTGGTGTTGCCTCCGCCTTTGACGTCGAAGGCAGCCGTGCCTGCAGCGATGGTTTCGCCAAGGTAGAGCACCGGAGCGGAGAACGAGCCCTGGGGGCCGTCGGCGGTGGAGTTCTGGACCTGCCACGGCAGGATCACGGATCCGGCCCATTCGGGCATTTCGCCGGTGAACAGGTAGTTGTCGGCGCCGCGCAGCCCGGATTGGGCCATAAGCGTCTGCCAGCCGCCGGAAGCGTGCAGGTCCTCAAGGGCCTGGTGGGGCGCGATGATGAGGAACTTCTCGATCTCCTGGCTGCCTTTCTTCGCAACAGCAAAGGGCATGGCCTGGTTTTCCGTCAGGCGGTCGCTGATCTTGCGGAACAGGTTTTGGTCCGCAGTGTCGGCGCCGGTGAGGGTGGCTGTGGAGATGCGGCCGCCGCCGAAGAGCCGCAGGCGAGCCGCGTTGGTGGCGGCGTTGGCGCGGATCTCGGCCTCGGTCATCCACGCGTGCGCTTGGGCGAACCAAGGCTTCAGTTTCTCGCGGACGTTGAGGTCGAAGCTGCCCAGGCCCATGATGGTCTGCGCGGCGGTGATGTTGTTCTGCGAGACGCCGTTCCAGTGGTTGCCCATGGAGACGGAGAACACGTAACGCTTGATGTTCTCACCGTAACCGGAGCGAGCCTGACCGGCGCCCTGACGGCCGGGGCCGCCGAGCGGGGCTTCGACCGTGATGTTGACGGTCTGCCCACGCAGGTTCTTGAAGTCGCCGTGGGTCATGATCGGCATGCCGCCGAGCAGGCCCTTGGAAAGGCGGGTGAAGGGGTTCTTCGCCAGGTGACCGGCGACAACGTTGCGGACCCAGGACTGTTCCTGGGATTTGGTGCCAAGCGACGCGATGATTTGCGCGGTCGTCGGTGCGGATGGGTTAGCCATAGTGGTGGTGGTGTGTGTGATTGGCGGTGCCAGGCTCCGGCTGGCTCGGATGGGCGCGCACGCACGGACATCCCGCGTTTGGCGGGCATGCGGCGCTATGTGGGTGCTGGGTTGTTTTGCCCGATGTCAGGCCGGTCGTGCGGCCTGCGGGCGTGCGTCAGGGTATGTCTGGTCAGTCAGGGTCGGGCGGTCGCCTCGACGGCCGGTTATGCGGCTCGGCCTGAGTAGCTGATGGAGACGATTTGTCCGGGGTAGGCAGGCTGGTTGGCCTGCGGTCCGGCTGCCATTTGGGCGGTAACGGCCTCCATGGCGGCAAAGTCTCCAGCGGCGACGGCCTGCTGGTACTGTGCCTCGAGGTCGGCCTGTGGCGCCGCTGGCAGTGTTGTGACGCGATCCGCGCTGGTGTGCTGGCTGCCAGGGACGGCGGGCATGACGGACAGCGGCTGATGGCCTGCTGCCGGTGCCTGCGTGCCTGGCTGCGAAGCAGCTGGCGCGGCGGGAGGTTGAGGTGCTGCCGGCGGCTGCGCCTGCCGGTTTCGCGGGAGAATCCCCAGGGACTGGGCGGCTGCCGCGGTCACCAGGAGTTCGTAGTCCGGAGTGTCGAGCAGCGGACTGTTCGTGGCCATGTCCTGGCGCACACGCGTGGCAACCGCCAACGCGAGAGGGTCCTGGATGCCGGAAAGGGGTCGGGACGCGTCAAACGCTGCGTCAAAAAGGGCGGGCTGGATCGCAGGGTATGCCTGCGCCACTTCGGCCCGGACCTGCTCAATGACTGCGTCGTTGGTCTGCGCGGCGGTCTGTTGCTGCTGCTGCTGGGTGGCGATCAGGTGCGGCAGTTTGCGGGACAGGTTTCCCTGCTCGATGGTGAGCCGCTTCCACTCCTCAGCGTTGATGACGGGGTCGAGGCTTTCCAGTTCTGCGGCAATCTCGTCAAGACGGGATTCTGCGGCGGTCAGGGTCAGCGGCGCCGGGTCTGCGCCTGGTTGCGGCTGCTGCTGTCCAGGGGTGGGTTCAGTTGCGGATGTCTGCTGCTGGACTCCTGGCAGGTTAAGCGGGCGTCCGAGCTCGGCAGATGCGGCCGCCACGACAGTTTCAAGCTTCAGGCCTGGGTTGGCCTCGATGAGTTTGAGCAAGAGCTTGTTGTCCTCGGACATGCCTGCGTGGGTGTAGACGCGGCGCGGGGTGTCCGATGGGATCACGACTTGTGGTTCGGTCGGCGACGGTGCTGCCGGAGGTGGTGTTTGCTGTGCAGGGGCTGGCTCTGGATTGGGCTCGGTTGGGGCAGGGTTAGCAGCTGGCTGCGGCTGCGGCTGCATGAAGTTGGTCACCTCAAGTGTGACGACGCTGCCGGGCACAGGGTCGGCCTGTGGCTGAGGGCCTTCGGCAGAAGTGGCTGGAGCGGCCGTCATTTCGGTCGCTGAGGAGTTTTCGAGACCTGCCAGTTCTGCGTCGATGTCCATGGGTTTGGGGGAGGAATTGCTATGATGGTATGACTACTCGTCAAACCTTACAAGGGAAAATTATCGACGGTCACCAGAAGATACGGGAAGTCCTTGGCGCCATGGCGCTTCAGTTCGCCCATCATGGCAGCATGGAACGCCTCCCACTGCGCAGGAGGCACCGTCTGACAGCCTTCGCTGCTGGTGGTGCTGTTGCTTCCTCGGTGGATGTTGATGGCAACGCCTGGGCGAGGGTTGGTGTCGCCGTCGCGCATGACGGGGAGTGCTTCGTCCTTGGTGGCCGGTCGGAAAGCAGGGTATCCTCCACCTGGCCTGCTGATTCCGTGCTTGCCTGGCCGGTAGCGATGCACGCCGGGCACCAGAGTGGCAATGCCAGGGCGGTGGACGCTGGGATCCGTGTTGGCGTTCCAGGCGGAAAAATGAGTCGGCGAAACGATGAACAGCGCGTCGTCGTAGATGCCGCGGTCATTCTTGCCGGGCTCGCCCATGGTGTCGCGGTAGTAGCCTCGCACACCGACGAGCACGACGGTGTCGGTGATTTTGGCTGCCTTGATCGACTTGGTAACGCGGTCCAAGGTGGCTTTCGGGGTGGAGGCTGGGAGCATTTTCATGGGGCGATGGGTTGGAGCGGTTGGGAGATGACGGGAAGGGATTCGTTGATGGCGATCAGCTTCATGGTTTCCAGGAAGTTGCTTCGGGGTTGGAACCAATCGCTGTGTCCGTAGTCATCGCGGCTGTGGTCGCGGACTACGGACGGATGGGTAGCGGCGAATTCCCTGCCCCTCAGCCCGAGGCTGCCGTAGCCAAGCAGGCCGAGCGAAAGAATGCGTGACAGGCGGGCGCCGATGCCAAGCGCGCGGTCTTTCCGTGAACCGTAGATGTGGATGCGGCTGACGCTGCCAGCCTCAATGGCTGGCTCGAGGGCCTCCTCATCGGTGGCCGGCGCGATCAGGTGGACGCTCTCCACCTCGGTGGACATGCCTCCAATGACTCGGGCGATCAGGTCGCATCCGTTACTGTGTCCGACGAGGTGGACGCGGTAGCCGCTCCGGCGGTATCGATTTGCCCGGGCGCTGATGTGTTCAGCACGCGCTCTTTGTCCCAGGCGCCGGAGCAGGGGAGTCGCGTTGTACTCGTAACTTGTGCCGACGCACGCATCTGGCAGTTTACGGTTGACCCAATCGACGGCCTCGTCCGTCCAGGCATCCGGACGGCGAGGATCAGTCAGAATCCCGTTGATAAAAATAAATGCGCGCCGGCTCATGAGTCACTTGGTGGCGGTGGTGCTGGCAGGCGGGGACGGCGGACTCGTGCCGAGCTCGACAACATTGGCTTGGCGCATCGCGTCCGCCTCGGTGTCGCTGATGGCGCCGCGTTCTTCTGCGAAGTCTACGACGGCATCCGAAAGGACGGCCAGCTTCGCGTCCTGGGTGCCTGCGGTGTCCAGGTCGAGCAGCAGTTTCCCGCCTTTGCGGATGGCGGCGGCTTCGGCGGGCTTCACAGCGCCGAACGCTTCGGCCACAATGAGGGCGCGGCTTGCGCTGGCCGCGAGGCTCGCCTTGTCATTGGCGCAGGAGGTCAGGATGGTGACGCCGATGAGGACGGCGATAAACATGAGGAGGCTTCGGGCGATGGCGATGGTGTTTTTCATGGTGGTGGCTGGTTAATGGGTGGGTTGTTCGTCGCCGCCATCGTCATGCTTCCAGACGAGGACGGGAGATTGTTCGGGCGGCCGTTCAGGGGGCCGTGTTGCTGCGATGCCCATTCGGCCCTTTATGTTTTCGAGGGCTTTGGCGTGATCTTTGATGTCTGCGGTCGCGGAGGATTTCCATTCAACCAAGTCGTTGAGACGCAGTTCCGTGCGGGCTGCCCACCCCCAGCCGGTGAGAATAAGGCCAAGACACCAGAAGAGCATTTTGGTGATTCGCTCTGCTTTGCCGAGCGCGGCGCTGAGTTGTTCGATCTCGGTCATTGCACACTCAGGATTTCGTTTTTGCGCGCTTCGCTGATAATCCCCGACGCAAGGAGGGCCGCGAAGCCAGCAGCGACGAGCGGGTGATTTGAGTGGACTGCGGAGCGCCAGGTCTTGAGCTTAAACCGGAGCGCCGCGATCTGCGGATCTTCGGACAGCTCAATGGCTGAGCACTCCTCCAGGGTAAATTCTTCGGTGAACTCTTCGACGCTTGGCCAGGTTTTGGGCTGCGGCGCGTTTCGTTCCGCTTCCCATGCGGCCAAGGCAGCGTCGTAGGTGGCTGCCAGATCCTCTTCGGTTGGTGGAGGAAGGCCGTCGTCAAAGATGAAATCTTCGATCGTTAGACCACTGACGTGTGGTCGAGCCCAAGTCAGGCGAATGTGGTCAGATAGCGTCATAGCTTGTTGACATGCATGTTAGTTCCAGGCTCGACGGTTACGCTGTTGGCACCGCCGGTTTCAGCTCGAAATCTGAGAGCCAAAGTGCCGCCTTGGGACACGGTCACCACGCCGGAAACGCGAAATTCTCGAGAAGTCGCGCCGCCTGAGGCAGTCACAAGCGGACCACTGTCCCATGAGGTATAACGTGCGAATCCAGACGCGTATGTGGTGGTGACACCGTAGGCAAAACACAGCGCGACCAGCGTGGCAGTTGGACCGTTCATTGCAAGACCGATGCCCTCTGTGGTGGCGTTGGCGATGAAGCTGCCGCTGACTTCGATGGCATACGTTCCAGCCCCTGGCAGCGTAACGGTCATGCCCGTGACGTTTGCCATGTTTGTGCTGGAGCTTGTGACTCCTAACGTCAGGCTTACGGAGTCGCTCCATTGAAGGACTGGAGAATCGTTCGTGCGGAGCTTGATTGCGCCATCGCCAGTCAGCACCTGCCAATCAATAGCGCTACGATATGGCACCGCTCCTGTCGTTCTCGACAAGAAGTCCAGCACTTGTCCGATGGTCGCTTCTTCGGCAGCACCTGCTCCATTTGTAATCCGTGCCAGGATTTTACTGGATGCACTGAATTGCACGGCCAGGGAATTCAGCAGGGTGACAAGTTCGCCGCTCACGGCGAGCAGCCTGTCCCTCGCATCGGCGCCTGTCGTCACAACCGTCAATGTCAGTCCGGAGGTGTTGACGAATGTCGACATTGCACCTGCGGGCTGCGTCACAGTCGCCACAGTTCCGGCTGCCGAAGCTGCAAGGTCGGCGTCTGCATTCACGGCCGCCGCAAATGCAGTAGCCATGTCGCCTTCTGTCTCAGTGCCCGTCAACCCGATGCGCGTGATGCGGCCGCCTGTTGGCGTGGCTGGAGGGGTTCCTGGCGCGGTGTCATCGTCGAACCAAACGCGCAGCAGGTGGTCGTCTGTGTCGTATGGAATGTCGATGTAATTCCCGAAAAGGTTGGACGGAACGGCACCACCAAACTCAACGTCAGTGACCTGCGCAACGGCAGGCACGGTTTCGACAACAGCCTCTTTGATGAACGCTTTCAGGATAGCCAGCGTCGTTTTGCGGTCCAGTGCTGGCGATCCAGGGACGTTTAAGGGCACTTCCTCCGTCCCTGTCAGGGTGGAGCGAAGTGTTAGGTTTGTGATAAGTGAATCAGCCATTGATCAAGAGGTATCCTCCGGAATTCAGTTCAAGGTGGCCTCCGGCATTCAGCAGGAGGCGGTTAGACTCCCCCGGCAGCACGACACTAGCTGCATTGCTGCTCGGCCCCTCCCCGGTGTCGTTTTTTGGGGTGATGGTGTACTCGTAAGTTTCACCGGCGGCCCCTGGATTGGAATCGTTGTAGGTTAACTGAGCCGCTGAACGTGTTGCAATCAATGTTGGCCCGGCCCCGTCTATCGAGCGATAGACATCATAAACAAACCCGGCGCTGGCGGTCTTGTCACTGGCGGTCCAGGACAGGTTTGCTGTGGTGCTGCCCGCAGCTGCTTCCACGGTCAGCACCGGCGCGACGGTCGGTGGAGTAAGCGCTCCTCCACCTGCTGGTCCGGCTCCGGTCAGCAGCATCTGTGGTGGCGTTCTGAGGAGCGGCAGCATCGCGGTGATGGTTTACGGGTCGTCGAGGACAAACACGACGTCGAGGCCGACAGTGCTGCCTGCGCCGGTGGTGACGGTCAGGGCCTCGCCAGCTTTGGTCTTGTAGAGAAAATCGGTCGGGCATCCTCGGGATTGCACCCAGCCGCCGTTTGCGACGACCTGCTTGGTGCTGGAGATCGCGGTCCCGGCGCCTGAACCCTTGGAGTTCAGGGTCACGTTGGTGCTGGTGGAACCTGCAAGGTGAGCGAACACGGCGAGCACGACGTAGCATTTGCCGCTGACGGCCGCCAGCGTCCCTCCGTTCGCAAGGGACAGCGTGCCATCGGTGGTGCCAGCGGCGATGTTGCCGAACGCGGTCTGCACGGCGCATTTCTGCCCATGAGCGTTGTATTGAAGTCCGAGTCGTGGAATCATAGGCGTGAGGCGGTTTGACGTGTGGTCGAACCTATCAACCAGCGGCGGGCTGGTCAAGAATTTGTCGCAGCGCAGTGAGCATGCCTTCGGCGTCCAGCCAGCGCTGTCTTGCCAGCGGCAGGTTGTCGGCATGGCAGGTGCGCAACTGCTCGAGCTTGTTGTTGACGTCCTTCCCAAAAAAATCGTTGATCCAGGCAGCGAAGTCCGGGTTGCTCCGCAGGGAATTGAGGCTGGCTTCCAGCCTGCGGAGTTCAGCCAGTCGCTGGCGTTCCTCCTGTGCGATGCGTTGCTCTGCGGCCTGCTCTTTGTGCCAGGCTGCGGGATCCGAAAGGTCTGCGGGTATTTCTGGGGTGTCCATGGGGGAGGTGTGGGTTTGGGTGATCAGATGCTTGGGGCTATCAGTTGTTCAGGGCGTGGCGCGGGCTGTCCGGTCGGTTTTGGGCGGCCGGTGATGCGAGGCTGTTCAGCGGAGGCTGGCGCGGCCGCCGGCGGCACGGGGCTTTTGAGGCCGTTCTGTGGAGCGCTCGGCTGGGTTGCCTGCTTGGGGTCGTCCTCGGTGTTGAGCAGCGACGCCTGCAGCTGCGGGTTGGCGGCGAACTGCTCGACGATTTCGTCGAGGGTTTGGTCCGGGTTTTTTTCGTCCAGGGCGAGGAGTTGCAGCACGAAGGTGGGTTTCAGGATGCGCTGGAATTCCGCGCCCAGGGTCATTCCGATCTTGATGAACTGGTCGTAGATCAGTCGGATGTTGTCGCCGGTCTGGATGATCTGCGTGCTCTGGGAACGGGTCACCACCATTTCCACCATGTGATGGATTTGGTCTGGCTTCAGGCTTTTTGCCCAGGTGATGAGGGTTTCAGCGATGGGCACGGTCACATCGACCAGCACGGGCTTGGTGATAGGCAGGCCGGTGGATGGGTCCACCGCAGGCTGCCCGGTGGCGGGGTCGATCTCCGGTTCGGTGACTGGCTGCATGACCTGGGCTCCGGTTTCATCCAGCATCGGCGCGCCGGTTGCCGGATCGACAGAGGGTTCCATGAGGGGTTCCTGCTTGCCGGTGGCTACCCTGGCGTTTCCGAACTGTGCCTTTACGGCGCCAGGATCCATGCCGGTGAGTTCCAGTTCCGTGAACAGCCGCAGCAACCCGATGATGCCGTCAGTGAGCGTGGTGCCGTCGAATAACTGCTCGCGGATGGCCTCGACGACGTCGTTGCGCACCTCCTGCAGGATCTGCAGGCCGGTGGCGGTGTTCGCTGCCAGCTGCTCGCCTTGCGTGTCGCCAGGGGTCACTCCGCCGGTGCGCGACATGTAGGCCGTGAGGTTGTTGCTCAGGCTGGTTTCGATGGGTTGCGTCTGCGCCTGGATAGTCACCACCTCGACGGCCTTTGCGGCTGTGTTTTGGTCGGTGAGCTTGAATGTGCGGGGGCTGCGGAATTCGAGCGGCAGGCCAGCGCGGCCTTCTTCGGTCGCGTTACGCTTCTCGAAGATCAAATTGCCGGATTTGCCTTTCTCGATGCTGATGCGGCACACGTCGGCGTCGATTTCCTCGGCCAGGTCGTTGTACTTGTCGTAGTGGCCCTGCCCATACCAGCGTTTGTCCTCCTGGTTCTGGGCCAGAACGCCAAACGGATGCCGGCGGTGCTGGCTGTTGAGCACCTCGTGAGCGAGGTCGTAACGGATTGGCCAGTCGGCTTCCACGTCGACCAGAAGGCACAGATCCTCCCGGTGCCGGTCTTTGTTGAGGTCGTAGCGGATCCATATTTCGGCGTAGAGCCTGCTCTGCTCGATGTT